ATCCTTACAATCGGCAGGGTTCTTACAATGCCATTTTACAACAAAACGGGCATGTGCCCACAGCAGGTTATCACTTTGATGCCAAAGGCCATTGCTTTTGGGCCAACTATGTGTTACAATACATCAAACAACACAACTTGGTAACACACAATGCGCTATCTACTGATTGACACCAGCAACATGTTTTTTCGTGCGCGGCACCAAGCGCATCGTGCTGCCGACACCTGGACCAAGCTGGGCTTTGCACTGCATCTTACCTTGATGAGTGCCAACAAAGTGGCACGTGATTTGGGTGCTGATCATGTGGTATTCGCACTGGAAGGTCGTAGCTGGCGCAAAGATCACTACAAGCCTTACAAAGCCAATCGTGCTGTGGCACGGGGGCAAATGAGCGAGACAGAAGCAGAAGAGGACCGGCTGTTCTGGGAAACCTATGATGAGCTGACTAAATACTTGTCTACACGAACCAACTGTAGTGTCGTCCGTTGTGCCACAGCAGAAGCAGACGACATCATTGCACGTTGGATTGCACTACACCCTCAAGACGAACACGTTATTGTCAGTTCAGATTCCGACTTTGTGCAGTTGATTGCACCCAATGTCAAATTGTACAATGGCATCAACGATCACTTGTTCAGTACCACGGGTGTGACAGACGCAAAAGGCAAAAACTTGGCATTCACTATTGAGAGCAACTCAAAGATCAAGGTTGGCAAAGCCGATGCCAACTTTGTACCTCCCGCTGATTATCAACAGTGGGTGTTGTTCATGAAGTGCATGCGTGGTGATCCAGGTGACAATGTGTTTTCGGCCTATCCTGGTGTGCGTGTGAAAGGCACCAAGAATCAAGTGGGACTGACAGAAGCATTTGAAGATCGCGATCGTCGTGGCTATGCCTGGAACAATCTCATGTTGCAACGCTGGTCTGACCATGAGCAAGCCGAACACCGAGTGCTGGATGATTATGAACGCAATCGCACCTTGATTGATCTCACAGCACAGCCTGATGACATCAAGTCAGTGGTAGATGAGGCCATACGTGAGCAGATCAGCCATCGAGACGTGGGCATGGTAGGTGCGAACTTTTTACGCTTCTGTGGCAAGTACGAGCTTACCAAACTCAGCGACTATGCAGATGCCATAAGTCGCTGGTTGAATCAAACATACAAAGGAGTATTAGATGATCGAAGCCAAACCAGTAATTGATAAAAAATATTGGATACTTAAAAAAGACAATCGCAAGATTGGTGCGTTAGAGGCCGAACCTGATGGTTACACCATGCGTATCTTGGACCAGATTGGCAAGTTCAAGACCATTCCCATGGTGCGTAAAAAAGTTGACATTGAGTTCTCTCCGCCCGAAAAGACCACTCGACCAGCACCAGATCAAGTGCATGGGTATGCCACAGGATGCCGCGCACACAATCCCATGTGGGATGTCAAACAGCGACTGCCATTGTTCACCAAAGAACGCAAATCCAAGTCATGGTATGCCGCAGGTTACTATGCTGTGAAACAACATCGTGCCTGGAAGATACTACGTAATCCCAAACTGATTGTGCTGGAACGTTATCAATATCAAGGTCCATTTCATACTCAGGAGGCAGCACGTGACAAATCCCTTTCCTAAATTAAAAAATGCATCCATTTGATTTTGCAGAAAATGTCGTTACACTTACTGGTGATCGCAAAGATTATTTTGCATTTATTAACAATAAATATTTTTCAATTTGTCAAAATCAAAGAGTATTAGAAATTGGACCATTTCGTGGCGATCATTCAAAACTGATAATTAACAATGCACCAAGTTATTTTGAAACAATCGAAGGCGATGCCGAAAGTGCTAGAAAGTTGTCAAATATTACTGGGATAGATAATATCATTCATAACGATGTTATTGTTGAACTTCAAGAAAACTCTAAGCAATTTGATGTTTGTGTGTGTCTTGGTGTGTTATACCACTTGCATAGCCCATTACATTTGATAGAGTTAATTATTAATAAATGTCAGCCTAAATATCTATTGTTAGATTGTGTAACAGCTCCGCATCCGTTGGTTTTTTTAGATGAGTCTATCAATACCCCGGGTAACTGCCAAACTGTTAAAGAATGGAAAAGTTGCAAACTTAATTTTGTTATACCATTTTTTATATATAATCAATCACTATACAATATGGGATACAAACTTGAGTTAGTAAACAAGCAAATAGTATCATGGTGGCCTAAAAGCAATGGGTGGACAGCCATGTGGAAATTACAGGAGTAAACAATGACAAATCCCTTTCATGAATTTGGTATCACATTTGTTCAAGATTCAGATTCAGATTCAGATTACAAAAAAGTAATCACAGTCACGTACGGCAAGATTACTCTGAAGGAGTGGGCTGAGAAATATCTCAATCCTGTGGAAAAGGCTGAGTGGTCTGAGCAACTACGCATACACATGGCTGCTGTTCAACTTGCCATCGACGCTGGTGATTGTGTTAATGGCCGAAACGATCAATCGGATACGCAGATTATGTGGCGTAATGATGCAGTTCACTCAAAGTGGATGAACACCATCAGTCAAGAGAATCATAACGTGTATCGCAGTTACTACAGTCGGTACTTTGCCAAGATGGGAGAACTGGAACAGGAAAAATTATGAGTCTACACATACATCGATTTGTGGATTCGGTCAAAGCACACGAAGCACGTGGTCAAAAAGACTTCTCCATGCCCATGCGCGATGCCAAAGACCTACACGCAGACATCACCAAACTGTTGATTACATTGGAACAAATGCGAACACCACAATCACGTGGCGCAGAAGTGGTAGAAGTGCAGATCGCCGGGGGTAGTTTTAAATCTGCATAGTTATTGGCATAAATAAACACGGAGTTTAATATGTCAAGACCAAAGCCACAAGTGCTGATTGAGCACACCAACAAACAAACTTACAAGACCGAGCAAGTGCTGGCCAGCGAAGGTGTGTGGGCGGTATTCTTTGATGCCAAACCTATTAATCTTAAGACTGGTAACTTGCTCACACAATATCCTGGACCCAAGTACAAAAAAGTATCTTTCAGCAATCCTGGACATGCTAAAAATCTAGCTCGCAAACTCAATACACAATTCAAAACCGACAAGTTTTCAGTAGTGCTGTTGACACAAGGGGATCGAGTGTATCCCAATGCTGAATAAATTTGCAATCACAGCCGAACTCATACACCATTATCCTGACGCCCCGGACGTGGATGAGGCCATGCGCTCATGGTGGCAGAACATCCGAGATGATGGTGGCTTGAGATTGAGCTACGAAGGATATCGTGTGTTTAGTGACTGCTTGGAACTGAACAGCTACACATTTGAATTGCCAGAAAAACTATTGACTCCGCGCAACTTGATTGCTTTAGATCGTCACATGGCATCACCGTATTACATTGTGAACAATCGCAAGCTGAACAAACTGGTCATGTTTGGCAGCAGAGAAGCCATGATGGCCACCTTGCATGGAGACATGCAGAGATTTATTTCAAGCCTGACCTATTAGAGAATACATATGAAATTAATAACTTTAGAAAGTTTGCATGACTGATCACGTGTCTGAATCTCACAGAATGTTGCACTACAAAAACACAGTGCTGGATTCCAAAAGCCCAAGTTTTTGTGGTGCCAAGTGGTATCATGTGAGCATGTGGTTGAGCATGGGAAAAACAACCAGCTGTCATCACAATCCCATGCATGACATTGATCTTGCCGCCATTCAAACCAACCCCCGAGCTCTGCACAATACTGCGATAAAAAAACAAGAGCGAGCCTTGATGCAGCAGGGACAAAGGCCACACAATTGTCAATTTTGTTGGGTCATGGAAGACCTAAATCCGAACAACATTTCAGATCGCGTGTGGCAAAGTTCAGTGAGTTCTGAACAAGCTCTGGACCTTGCATTCACTCAAAGTGCAGAGCTTGATTATGATCCGCACTATTTAGAAATCAGTTTTGATCAAACTTGTCAACTGGCCTGTTCATACTGCTGTTCCAGTATCAGCAGTACCTGGGCCAAAGACATCAAACAAAAAGGTCCTTATCAAAATTTACCCACAGATCAACGTGGTCATTATGTTGGCACAGCCCCTGAGGCTTATCTTTATGCATACGGCAAAACCAACCCATACACCGAAGCATGGTTTCAATGGTGGGATCAAAGTCTACACAAAAGCCTAAAGCAGTTGCGAATCACCGGCGGTGAACCCATGATGAGCGGGCATACCTGGCGCTTGTTGGAATGGTTGGCCAACAACCCAAATCAAAGCGACACACGCATAGAAATCACTACCAATCTCACTTATGATACTGAGTTGGTTGAAAAAATGTTGTCCTATGCTGGTCGTATCAAACAGCCAATTTGGATCTACACCAGTGGCGAAAGCATGGGTGCTCGTGCCGAATATGTTCGAGATGGACACAACTGGAATCAATGGGTCAGCAATGTTGATACTGTGCGGCGTAGTGGTGTGATTGAAAATGTCAGCATCTGTGCCACAATGAGTGCAGTCAGCAACGATGGCTTTGTGGAGTTTTTGTACTATGTGCTGGACCAAAAAAGAAAATATGGTCAAAACTGGATGTTTCTCAGTATCAATCCTGTGCGGTATCCAACCTTTCAAAGTATTGTGATTTTGCCCATGTCCTTGAGACTTGAATATGCCGATGAAATGGAAAAGTTTTTACAAGAACCTGATGTGGACACTTTGTTTTCATCATTTGAACTCACTCATCTCACCAGGTATATAAATTACATGCGCACCATGCAAGAGCCACACAATGATCACGAAATATCTGTAGATGCATTGGCCCGGGATTTCAAATCTTTTTTCACACAGTATGATCAACGTCGAGGCAAGGACTTTGCTGCCGCCTTCCCAAGATTGGCCGACTGGTACAACAACATTGCGTAAACATAATATCCTATGACCAACAGAGTATTTCCAATCAAATCCAACACAGCCTGTTTGTTAAAATGGGCATGGAGCACAGTGTACCTGGGGCAGGGCACCAGTTCCAGTTGTCATAGAACAGATCAAGCACCAATTCCCCTGGACAACTTTGCATCATTTCACAACTTGCCCAACAAATTGGCCGCACGTGAATTGATGAAACAAGGTGGCTGGCCACAAGGTGGATGCCAATACTGTGAACAAATTGAATCAGCGGGAGGCATGAGTGATCGTCAGTATCAATTGCATGCTGGTCACGAACAAGACCGCACACCCGAGGAACTGTTGACTGATCCTGAAGCTGTGGAAGTTGTGCCCACCATACTGGAAGTGTATTTCAACAATGTGTGCAACATGGCCTGCTTGTACTGCGGCAGCCACTTTAGCACCAAGTGGGAAGAAGAGAACCGACGCTTTGGGGTGTTCAAGCAAGGCAACGTCGACTTTGGCCACAACACTCCGTCCAACCCCAACTATGAAAAGATGCTGGCAGATTTTTGGACATATCTGTCAGAGAAAGATCGCTATCGGCACATACGCTATTATCAGATCCTGGGCGGTGAGCCGTTTTTTCAGAAAGAATTTGACACCAGTATAGACTTCTGGGAGAGTCATCCCAATCCAGAACTCACATTCAATATCATTACCAACTTGAAGGTGCCGCCTAAAAAGTTTCGTGCATATATAGATCGTTTTGGTAAGATGGTTGAGTCTGGCGCATTGAAACGACTGCAGATCACCGGCAGTATAGATGCCTGGGGACCACAAGAAGAGTATGTGCGCTGGGGTCTGGATCTTGAGGAATGGACAGAGAACTGGGAATATCTCTTGGACAAAGACTGGGTGGTCATGTGTGTGAACAGTGCCATGAGTGCGCTCACAATCAAAACAGCACCCGAACTGGTGGAGAAAATAAATGCCTGGAATGATCGTCGCAATCCCTGGAATCCCATCAGTTACAGTTTCATGAGTGTGATGACTCCGCCCGAGCTGGTACCCGACATATTTGGTCCTGGAGTGTTCGAACAAGATTTTGAACGACTACTGGCAGCCATGCGAGAACGCAATCCCAGTGAAGTCAGTGCCAAAGAACACATGCGTGGCATTATCAAACAAGTTCTTCATGCCCCTAAAAATCAAGATCGCATTGACGATCTCAAAGTTTATCTCACAGAAATTGATCGCAGGCGCGGCACTGATTGGACGGTGTTGTTTCCTTGGCTGGCATCACTGCCTGCATAATTCTACCAGGCTAGAATTAAACTGTATACGCTGTGCATAATTGGAGTATGCATGGTATAAAAACTGCATGGCTGCCGGATGATTGGTGTGATTGACATTGCCAATCACATCATGTTCAGAGTAGTTGTTCCAGGTACCCCAGTCTTCTAGTCTATTGACAACGCCGTCAAACCCCATGTCCACACACAACTGGCAGAAGTTCTGCATGTCTTGATAGTTGTCTTGCTGTAGCACAAATTTCAACAGCACTTCGGCTCCTGTGCGTTTGGCAGTGTGTTGTAACCAGGTCAGGTTGGTGATCAACTGAGACCATTGTCCGCCCAGTCTCACCTTCTGGTATACATCAGCTGATCCGGCATCTATACTGATAAAGTACTGCGTGATGTTGTTCACAATAGGCGAATCATCCAACTGCTTCTTCAACAACAATCCATTAGTAAACAGGCGAATGGTTTGATTGGCTTGAGGCCGAAATTCTCGTATGAGGGGGCGCATAATCGCTGACGCCAATGGGTCGCCATTGCCACTCATCACAATGTGACAGGGTTCTGTAAATTCTTCCAGCAACTGTCGTATGTGTTGTGCCTGTGCCAGCTTGCGATCATACTCTGCACCTGAGTTGATCATTATTGCCTCAGGTCTGCAACTGGGACAACGTAGATTGCAACTTTCGTCTATGTTGATGCTGACCACATGTGTTTTGTCTATCTTGGGGGCATGTACAACACCGCAACGATCCACCGCACAATGCGAGTACAGTCCTGCATCAATGTCTGCTTGCAGTGCTTGAGCAGTGGAACTGGCCCACACTGCTGCCAATGAGTCAAAGTTGGAAATTTGTCCCACACTGACAGGTAACCAAGCTTCGCATCCACACACAAAACAATCACCTTTCCAGTCTATCACCAACTGACGACTGGGTGCATTGCAGGCATTGTCAATTGACAATTTTAAATCTGCATTGCGAGGTATTGAATTGTACGAATGTTGGTTGGCAATTGGTATGACAAATTGCATGGACATTTACCAGTTTGCTGATTTGACTTTTTTAATTCCAAATGTTATGGGCTTGTAGTCATAGTTTTGGGGGCAAAATTTACACTGTGGTATCACATCGTCGATGGCAGCTAAAAATTCTTGTCCGCGGCTGTCGTATTCGTCAACAGTGAGTGGACGATAGCTGTGCAACAACTGTCTATCTTGTTCATTGATATCAAATTGAAATTGATCATCAAATTCCGGCAACAACGCCGCTGGCGCACACTTGTAAATTTTGCCACGAATCATGTGATAGTTCTTGAATCTTCGATAGGTGCAGTTTTCATGAGCAAGCGTTGGATCGCTTTGATGCAGTGTGTGACCACCAGTGGGCAAGTCAATTATGCTGCTTTGAACAAATTTGTCACTGTCCCAGGCGTGTATTTTTATCTTGCTTGCATTGACAAATTGGTACTTGCTGCCAATTGGATCATCAGAGTTTTGAGTTTCAACCACTGTGGGCCCAAGGAAATTTCTAACTTTGGCAAAAATGTTTTCCCGATCTGTGGGGTCATGTATGCTGATTCCCAACCAGTTGCCTTGTAACGGATCTAATGCTTCGGCCAGGCCGGGCACACGATCAATTCGGGTACCATTGCTTTGCACTTGAACGCCTGAATGAGTTGGCCATAATTTTCTAATGCCTTTGATCCATTTCACAATGTCAGGATTCAACAATGGCTCGCCGCCCAGTATCACCGGATGTCGGATGTCTATTTTTTCGGCCCACTGAGCAAGAATAGGCTCAGCTTCGTCCCACCGTTGTAATCCTGAGAATTTATAGTTGTTGAAACGATTGCAACCACTACAGGTCATGTTGCAAACATTGGTGATGTAAAATTCAAGTCTGTCAAATGTATATCGAGCCATGCAATACTTATTGCCATCGACACACTCCGGATCAAAAACCACTGCTGTGCAATGGTAATACTTTTTTAGTAATACTTTTGTAGTACTACTTCGTGGTTGACCGAATATGCCCGAAATGCTATAATACACACATGATGAGAAAGAAACGTACGGATCGAACCCATATTGTGTACACAATCCAAATTGGATTGGAGTACTACATTGGTATTACCGCAAAAACTCAGCGCACCATCAACATGAGCCTTCGTAGCCGTGTGAACAAGCACATCTACCGTGCTCGCACAGAAGACAAGAGCTGGAACCTGTACGAAGCAATTCGTGCCGCAGGCGAAGCCGCTGTAAACTACGCCGTCGTGGACATTGTGCGTGGCAAAGATGTTGCACACCGACTCGAGCGCGAGTTAATACAAAAGTACACACCTGCACTCAACACTGATGTGCGTGTAAAATCAGTTGCCCAATAATTCCCAAAATGTTATAATAGTGGCATACAAAGCAAAAAAGGAAACACAATGAATAATGTATGTGCTAATGGAATGACACGCTGGGCTATGATGTACCAGATTAAATTGCAATGCGACACTAATAGTGGTTGCAACAAAATGACAGACGACGAACTGGTCGCTTGCTACAACGAAGTTTTTGGCATTACAGCACAAAAAGAATTGACAACTTAACCAAACCGCGTTATAATTAACACTTAGCAACAAAGGAGTCAGCAATGGAACAGTTGAAATCTTGGGAAGACATGACGGATCTTGAGCAAGCCCAATGCACTTATTGGGACATGTACAAGGACGCTTATGGCCATCGTCCCCGCGGTGTTGACACCTCCAGCTGGACCCTTGCAGACTTCGAAACAGAGTTTGCCGGCCTGGGCAGTGTAATTCAGCGTGAAGAGGCTGACCGCAAAACGGCCGAAGCTGACGCGATTGTGCAGTTTGAAACCCGTGTTACCAGTCTCATGCACACTGGCGCTGACCGTGAGCGTGTGATTGCATGGCTCATGGATGCTGAGCATGCCAACGGCGACGCTGACTATTTTTGTTTCACGCAGGGCTTGCCCTACGGTTATTTTAGAAAGGCAGCATGATGAGATTCACTGTTGAATGGCACGACAAAGCCGAGCGTTGGGACGTGGTGCGTTGGGAC